GCACTCTTCACGCTCATGGGCGGCGACAAGGGCAGCGAAGCGTTCAAGCTGTTCGTCGCTTGCGCCCCAAGTAATGAATGGGTGTGCTGGTTCAGAGAACGCAGCCTCCCGCGCCATGCGGATGATGTCTTCTCTGTTCATGCTGCCCTCAGACCGAATGGGTTGTTGAAGTTGATATCGAGTGCTGGACGGTAGGTGGATAGCGTGTAGTACGAGATCTTGTCTCCTCGCCCACCGCGAAGGCGGATGGTCTCCCTTGAGACAGCACCCATCTTCCCGAGCTGGAGCAAGGCCTTTACCGGACAGATCTTTCCCTTGCCGTAGGCCGCGGTAATTTCCTGAAGGGTTGCCGTTCCACCCACCGACTTGAGAAAGTTCACGACCTTCAAGTGATGTGACTGGAACTCGAAGGTGACCCAGCCAAGCTGAGTGGTGTAAGTCTTTGGCTTCTTCATTTGTTCTTTCCCCTCTTTGCAAGATGCGCTTTGATGTCCTGGTTGATGACGGCACGTTCGACTTCCGCGGCTGTCGGGTAAGCCCACCGACCACAGGTATCGCAGCGCCAGTTGATGAACCCGTTCTCATCCCGGGTGATCCTTCCTCCGTGGTGGAACCAGTCACACCACATGTTCTTGAGTCGCTTGATCACGATTATTCCCTCCGTTGAAGAAGTGACGTAGCTCAACGATCCGAGCGCACTCACGAAGCTTGGAGACGTTGGTCCGCTTCATCACCTCGATGGCGATCGCAACGAAGGTCTCGATCTCTGCTCGTTCCTCATCGCCCCAGCCAATGAGCTCGATAACGCAAGCCTTCAGGCGTTCGTCTTTCAACCTGGCTATCGCTTCCACTGCGTACTCGAGGTCTTCCCTGGACACGGAAGCACGTTGCCTAAGCAGCTCGTGCATCCGGTTAGATTGGACTGCCACGAAATCGGCGTCCGGTTTGAAGCGCTTCATCAATCAACCCATAGCTTTCGAGGAACGCTTGATCCCTCACGGAATTGAAGACTGCGGTCATCGAACCAGAGGGGGCACACACCCTCGTAGTCGCCATGCCGCTGCTTGTCCACGTAGAGAAGGACGTCAGGCTTATCAACCTCACCTTCCTTCTTCGGGGGACAAAACACCACAACGAAGTTATCGGTCTGGTCCACGATCGCCCCGGAACCCTTGCTGTCTTGCTTGCCAGGGCGGGTCTTCTCGTCGTCTCTCTTGCGTGAGTGATGGACAAGATGGATGTGGACGTTCAGCTCTCGAGCTGCAGCACAGAGCCGATCGATGAAGCGCTTCTGCCCGTTGTAGTCGTCCTCATTCGCGACCACCTTCATCAGGGAATCGATCACGAACTGGGTGATACCGAGCTGCTCAGCGCAGTAGTAGACGACGGCGATGATCCGATCCACCGTCACCTCACCTTGCTGGTCGTAAAGCCATAAGCTTCCGGTCATCTTGTCCAGAAACTTATCGATGTACTTAGTCGTTGGCTCCTTGGTTCCAATTGCCTGACAGCACATACGCTTTAATGTCTTATGCGGCTTCATCTCAAACGATGCTATCGCCGCTTTTGCACCTTGCGCAATCAACGAAAGTATTACGTAGCCTGTAACCATCGACTTCTTGTGACCATTGAATCCAGTCCAGATGGTTACTTCACCAGGCCTGACACGAAACTTGTCAGCCATCTTGCTCCATGGAAGTAAGAGACCAGCAAGCTTGGCCTCTCCCATGAACTCTTGATGCACCATCTCACGGAAGTCTTCGGGTCCCTTGATCTTCGCAATGTCCTTGTCTCGCTGAGTCATGTACCCGTCGAAGTCAACGTCCTCCTTGTGTAGCCTGGTGGATCTCTCGTCATCGAGACGCTGAGCTACTCGCTCGATTGAAGTCAGGCTACCCATTGATTTGCTCCAGTGCTTCTGCGATACGGGACTGCGCCTTGTTCAAGCGCTCTCTGTCTTCTTCGGAAAGGGATTTGCCCTGGGCCATGTTGGCTGCAGCAACGCGCACAACAAGCGCTTCGAATCCGATGACCCTGAGCAGGTCGGATGCGTAGAAGCGTTGGGCTTTAGGACCGGAGCTGTGATAGTCGGTCTTAGGAGGGAACAGATCGGTGAGGTCAACTCCGATTGCGTCAGCGATCTCGTGGATCGAGCAGCCGGAGAAGCAGTGCATGAGGATGGTGCCATCAGGCGTTTCTCGAATCGTCATGGAAGGGTTGTGATCATCGTGAGCTGGGCAACATGCAACCCAGTTCCCGTTCCTACCTTTGACTTTCCTGAGGCGACCTAAGACTGTCTCGAGGTGTTGGTTCATGCTGCACCTCGCAGTGCTTCGTCCCAATCGAACTCGTCGGACTTGGCCTTCTTGTCCTTGAGCCAGTCAGCGTTGAAGCCACGCCAACTTCTCTCGCAGCAGATCGTCAGTGCTTGAGTGAGAGTGATCCCTGCTTTCTCTGCTTCGCGAATCAGACCCTTTGCAGCGACCTCAGTGATCGGAGCACGGAGTTTCTTTCGCAAAGCAACGAAGTCTTTCAGGACAGCAGGATCAACATCAGGCAGAAGATCCGCCACCTGTGGCGTATGTTCTTTATTGGTTCTTGGTTCTTGGTTCTTGGTTAGGATCTGATCCGTATCCGATTTCTTTTCTGATTTCAGATCCGTTTCAGATGCCCATCGCATCTGATTCGCACGATTTGCAGAAGCTGCCTTGCGTTGGTACTTGGCAATTTCTCTGTCGATCCTCTGATGCGTATGTGATTTCAGATACGGATCGAATCTGAAGAAGTTCTGCAACAGAATGCGGACAGTGTCCTCATGACCTCGAGCTCCGATCTTGAAACACAGGTTCGGAACGTCATCGGGGAGGGGCTTTTCTGTCTCGTAGTACAGCCAGATTAGCCTGAGGTACCAGTACGATTCTTGTGGGGTGAGGGAGTGGGTATCTCGGAGGAAGTCTCCGATGTGGTGAGGGTAGAAGTGCATGGTTCCCTCACGTCAGATAGGTGTTGGATGCTTGGGCTCGACCTTGTTTGAGTCAGGTCGACGCTTCAGGGTCAGAAGTCTCCGGCCCGGGTACTGCTCAACGACCTGGAGAATGAACACCTCGCGTGTTCCGCCGTCGTCCTTGTAGGCCTGGACAGCTTCGCGAGCTCGTTCGAGTGTTGGATGGATGCGTTTCGGTGCGCCTTTTCCGGCGACCCACATCATGTAGAAGGGACTTTCCATTTATCAGCTCCGTTCCAGCTCCAAAGAAATGGAGTGAGCCGGGAGGCTGGAGCTGGTTAGCTTTCAGTGGGGTCATGAGGTCCCACCTATCCCGGCGTTCCAACAAGGATACTTGATTTTCGGATGATCATGCAAGTGGACCGTGGTCGAGCACCGCAAGTACCGACGCTGAGCTCCATCGCTTAGCGAAGCCCCGCTCCGGCGGGGTTTTTTATTGCTGCATTCGCACAACGCTTCTGACATTTCCCTAGAGGCGTTCCGTTTTCCTGCATATTTCCAACAAGTTCACTTGTTATTCGTCAAACAAGGATGTATGATTCCTGTATCGGATGTAATCAAGCATCCATGTCACAGGAGCGAACGATGTTCACGATGGACCAGGCAGACAAGGCGCTGCAAACAGCCATGACGGAATGCGCAAGGCTGAACGACGAGGGAATCCAGATCGGAAGGAAGCGCTACACGACAGTAGCAACGCGGGTTGAAGTCTTCCGCAAGGCGTTCGGTGTGTACGGCAGATTCAGAACCAACATCATCAGGGCTGACGACGATGTTGTTCAGATCAAGGCCTTCATTGATATCCCGATCAAGACTCATGACGGCATGTCAGCCTCGATTGAATGGATCACCTTCGCTGAGGGTGATGCCGAAGAGATGCGCAATGCATCTCAGATCAACAAGACCAGTGCTGTTGAGAACTGTGCGACCTCCGCAATCGGTCGTGCCTTAGCAGCTCTCGGAATCCACGGCGGTGAGTTCGCCTCGGCTAACGAGGTGGAGAACGCTGTGCATCAGCAAGCCAATCCTCCGAAGCAAGTCGTATCAGAAGAACGGATCCTCAAGATCAAAGCTGAACTTGAGTCCAGCAAAACCCTGGAAGAACTGTCTGGGAAATTTTTGAAGTTGGATAACTCGGAGAAGAAGGCATGCGAAGCGATCAAGGACGCCATGAAGGAGCAGCTCAGCGCACAGAAGAGTGGTTCAAAGAGCGCGAAGGCAAGCTCACCTGCAGCGTCTTCGGCCAAGCAGCAGGAATCTCACCAGGAAGCAGACAACAGCTCTTCCGTCGCCTAACGAAACGCGAAACCTTCGAAGGCAACGCAGCAACAGCTTGGGGTGACATGAACGAGAAGGTCGCTCTGGCTGCGTATGAGCTCCATACAGGCCATTTAGTGGAGGAGGTGGGGTTCATACCACACCAAGAGTATTCGTGGCTTGGCGGCTCTCCTGATGGGCTTGTCGGGCATTCTGGTGGGGTGGAGTTCAAGTGCCCGTTCGATCAGAAGGTCTACGACGGGGTGCCTGTGTACTACATGGCGCAGTGCCAGGGCTTGATGGAAGTAACGAATCGGGAGTGGTGGGACTTTGTTTGCTGGACACCGTTCGGCATGACGGTGACCCGCCTTCCGAGAAGTAGGGAGTACTGGGGATGGTTGATGCCGAGGCTCGCGTTGTTCTGGGCCCACGTTGTAGCGGACACCGAGCCTGGTCGGTTGAAGAAGAAAGAGTTTTACCCGAACGAGATCACGCCGATCTCAGTGACCAACCATCTGTTCTAAAGGAGAACGAATGTCAGTCAACAAAGTAACGATCCTTGGCCGAGTGGGGAAGGACCCTGAGGCTAAGTACACCGCGGACGGAAACGCAATCGCGATGGCGTCTGTGGCCACGTCAGAGCGCTGGAAAGACAAGTCAAGTGGCGAGATGAAGGAAGCCACGGAATGGCACCGCATCGTGGCGTATGGCCGCACTGCTGAGGTGATCGAGCAGTACGTGAAGAAGGGTGACCAGCTCTACGTAGAGGGCTCTCTTCGGACTCGTGAGTGGGAAGACAAGCAAGGCAACAAGCGTCAGACCACTGAGATCAAGGCCGACAAGGTCGTGCTGCTGACCAAGCGCGAAGAAGACAAGCCGAAACCAAAACCCAAGGCCCCAGCTCGTTCATTGGACGAAGCAGAGGACGATATCCCATTCTGATCTAAAAGGAGTAACAAATGACCGACATGAATAGCCGAATGGAGATGGACTGGACCCCAGTGATGCACCTGGGAAACATGTCCCTCGTTCCCCACTACACCAAGCCTGATATGTGGGCTCTTCCAGGTAGGACTGAGGACGACAAGCCAAGGTTCGCCACCACGTCTGAGCTTCTTGCTCGAGGCGCTACGCGAGGCACCACGTTGTTGTGGCCACGCTTATGGACGAAAGGGCTGCAATGAGTCTCTTCGGCCCAAGCAAGTACGACCAGCTCACGAGAGAAGTTCATGCGCTTCGTGACCTAATCAAGGGACTCACGCAGCGGATTGTTCACCTCGACCAAGAGATCGTGAGTCTCAAGACAAAAGTTTCTAAACCCAGGGGACGTCCCCCAAAACCTGCAACTATGAGGAAGTTCAAATGAAAAAGCGTATCTACGTTGTTAACACAGGCGTTGGCAGCAACCACCTGGTCCGTGCAGCTAACCGTCATCAAGCCCTAAGCCACGTTGCTCGAGCGACGATGGCAGTGGAAGTCGCAACGCAAGACGACCTGGTCGATCTGCTGAGCGTTGGCGTCAAGGTGCAAGAGACTTCTCACGAACAGGAAGACATGTTCCAGGAAGCGGCATGAGTGTCTTCAAGGAACAGAAGGCTTTCATGGATGCGTGTGACCAGAAGCCCTCACGGGACCTGGTCCTCATGTACCTGAGCCTTGTTGATGAAGAGGTGAGCGAGTTGCATGCAGCTACTCGTGAAGGCGGGTTCCCAAGCGTCAATGGGAATCACGTCTCTGAGGTGGCCTATGTGTGTGACGCCTTGCTCGACATCATCTATGTCTCCATCGGTGCAATGCATGCGATGGGCATAGACCCGCAGCCACTGTGGGATGAGGTTCAACGTTCGAACATGGCGAAGGTGGATCCGAAAACCGGCAAGGTGCGTCGTCGCGAAGACGGCAAGATCTTGAAGCCGGAGGGATGGAGCTCACCGAACCTGATCCAACTTGTTATGGAGCAGAGCAATGGGTGATGTGAATCGCCAGACCTTGGATCTCTACGAAGCCGCAGAGATGCTGGGTATGGCTTACGAAACCGTCCGTCGTTGGGCCCGGGAGGGGAAGATCCCAGCCTTCCGCATTGGGGCCAATGGCCGGTGGCGGATTATGCGAGCTGACCTTGAGACCTTCATCCAAAGTCAGTACGCTCAAACTTCCGAGCGACCGGCAGTGGAGGCGTAATGGCCGTCATTGCGGTTAAAGGGTCCGTCAACCTGTGGGTGGATATCACAGGCCCTGACGGGAAGAGGGTCCGGCACAGCACGAAGACGACGGATCGCAAGAAAGCTCAGGAGTACCACGACAAGCTCAAGGCACGGTTGTGGGACGAGGTGAGGCTAGGCCGAGCCAAGGAGTTCACCTGGGAAGTAGCGGTCAATCGTTTTCTGCTGGAGCTGGAAGTAGAAGGTCACCGCAGTTTGCGTGACTACAAACGGCAACTCGAGTGGTGGGGGACGAAGTTCAAGGGTAAGAACCTGTCCGCTGTCACGAAGGGTGAGGTGATGTCTGGGGTGTATGAGAAGGCCAAGGAGACCACCAAGGCCACAGCCAACCGGTATCTGTCAGCCATCCGTTCCCTGTTGTATCGGGCATCGGATAGCTGGGGGTGGCTGAAGAATCCCCCGACTCGCTTCAAGCAGTTCGATGAGTCAGACCGTGAGCGGTCACGCAGCCTGTCTGTTGCCGAGGTGAAGGCGCTGATGGGGGAATTGCCCGAGCATCAAAGGGCAATGTTCATGTTCGCGCTCTCAACTGGGTTACGTCAGGCGAACGTGATCAAGCTGCGGTGGGAGTGGGTGGATATGCAGTCTCGTGTGATCAGGATCCCAGCCTCTCAGTTCAAGGGCAAGCGTGAGTTGGTGCTTCCTTTGTCAGAAATGGCCCGTGAAATTCTGAGCTCCCAAATCGGGAGGCACGAAGACTACGTGTTCACGTATCAAGGCAATCCGGTAGGGCAGGTGAACACCGGATCCTGGAGGAAAGCACTGCAACGCGCAGGGATTGAGGACTATCGGTGGCACGACAACCGCCACACATGGGCCTCGATGCTCAGGAACAACGGCATCTCCCTGGCGGACATCCAGGATCTCGGGGGTTGGAAGTCGGAAAAGATGGTGCGGCGCTATGCGAAGGCCGACCTGTCTGCGCTGACGAAATCAGCTTCCGCGGTGGACACAGTTCTTGCGGCAGGTTTACGCCAAAGCCGTCCTGAACTGAAAGTTGTAGCGGCGTAAGCGGTTGAACTAATTGGTCCTGGATCCGACGTAGTCCTATGTCGTCCGACGGCAGGTTTACGTCATAGCGAGGAAGAACGATGACTGCATTGTTGACGGCGTTCCTTCTGTATCACTTCGACGCTGGGCTTGGGTGGTGGGCTACGTATGTGTGCGTACTTCCGCTGTACCTGATGGTCCGTGCAAGCGAGGCGAAGTGAGTAACGTGAAGGCCCTGCCTGGGGTACAGGTAAACGACGGAAGCCCGAATGAATCCTTGGTCGAGATGCTCGAGGACATCCTGGCGGACGCAAAGAGTGGGGTGTTGCAGTCGTTTTGTGGAGTGGGGTTCAGGTCCGATGGGCTACGGGTGACCTGTTTCATGCCGCATGACAACTACTGCGAGATGGTGGGTGGTATTGAGGCCCTGAAATTCGACTACATGGTGAGGGAGGCGGACCATGAATGACCTGAGGAAGGCAGCTCAGATGGCGCTACATGCGCTTGAGGGGACGGGGACTTGTCCTAGAGATTGGCCCCTTCAGTACGGCAAAGAAGAGGAGGCGATTGCTGCACTGCGCAAAGCTTTGGCCAACAGGCCTGAGCCGATCGCGTTCATGACCCATATGCCCAATGGGATGCTGTTGCACTCAAGGACGAGCGAGAGTGACATCCCGCTGCATCCTTGGGCTCCGAGTAATGACGTTCAGGGTGCCTGATTACCAGGCGTCTGAGACCGCGTTGTAGCGCTTCAGGACACGGTTCTCGAGCTTGAGGATCTTCTCATCGATCTTCTGGATCTCGAGGTCCTTGTCCGCCACCTTGACGTCACCGTTGCGGATTGACTGCTTCCTGGTGACCAAGTCTTTCCGGACGCTCTCTGCGGCATCGAGCTGAGCTTCTACCCCTCTCCATCCCGGGAACTCCTTGAGCTTCTGACGCTGCTCACGGACACCGTTGTTGTCGATGTTCTTGAGCTGGTCGATCAGCGCCTTGACCTCGGAGTAATCCTTGTAGGTCGAAGCCTTGGCCGGTTCGGTGAGGACTCGACGGACAAACGGGATCTCACGGATCTCGATCTCTGCCTCACTGGTCGCAGCCTTCACCGCGGTATTAACGCCACGCGTTACGACTGACGGGGTACCCGGGAGGATCGCCCCAAAGAACTGGTCAATCGCTGCAGGGTTGATGTCGATCGCACCAGAGACAAACTTGTTGCCACCAGTCGCGCTGTTCAGGAACGAGCTCACAGCCTTCGAGACCCCAGAGACCGAGTCAAAGTAGAGCTCGGAGTCAGGCAAAGACGGCATCCCTGGTCGGTTCTCTTTCCTGATCGGGGCACCGTAGCGGTTCTCGTTTAAGGCGTACTCCACGATCGGATCGGTAATCTCAGGCGAGATCATCTTGATCGCAGTGTTCGCAGCACTGGATGAATCTCCAGCACCGATCGGGTTATAGGCATCAGAGAACGCACGAAGCGTTGCCCATGCTGCTTTGACCGGAGACTTGGTACCCCAGATCGAATCCCCCATGTGGGAACCTGCAGCCTTTATGGCGTTAAAGCCATACGGAAGCGGGATCTTGAAGTAGTTGTTGCCACCCACTGGGATCACGATGTTGGTGTTGCGGTCGTAGTCAGAGAGCTCCTCGATGTCGGGCTTTCCGTTGTCGTTCTCATCGTCATCCAGGGCGTGACCGATTGCTGCTTCGATCAACCCAGCTACAAAGAGACCACCTGCGATCGCGCCACCAGTCTTGGTACCCAAAGCCTTCACGGTACGGACGTTACCCTGCACCGCAGCATTGAAGAACAGGTAGACATTGGACAGCCAACCCAGCTCACCGCGGCGATTGAAGTTGACGTTCAGGTTCTTGGCGTAGGTGGCAGCGGTTTGATCATCAACCCCGAGCTTGGTTAGTGCATCGAAGGCAGCGAACCTGGGCAGCATCTCCACGGTGGAGTTCAGATCCATGATCACGTCAAGCAGATTCCCAACCTTGCTCTTCTCGATCAGGTTCAGTGCCTTGCCACGAACGCCCTTGTTCTGAGCCTTGGCTTCTAGGTCACGGAACTTGTTGAGCTTCTGCTCGATGTCGTTTAGCCCGAAGAACTTGGTGGTTCCACCGAGCTCCTCGAAGCGACGGATCTTTGAAGCCACTGCACCAGGTGCGTTATCAGGATCACGGACGTACTTAAACATCTCGCGCATGGAAGAGGCGTAGGACTTGGCAGCTTCTTTCAGGGTTTCCTGTGGGATCTGCTTTTCAGCCTCATCCACCTTGACGTTGGCGATCGCAGCACCGGCATCACGGAAGGCGTTGGTGATTGCCCATTCAGGATTCAACTGAGTGAGCAGCATTGCCTTCCACCGGTTATATGCAGCCAAGACTTTAGCCACCTTATCCACAACATCTGGTAGCTTGTCTGCTGCTTTATTCACCGCGGTTGCAAAGTGAGCGTCCTTCATCTCAACCCGGACCAGCTCACCATCCACGAAGATCTCAGCAGAGTGGACGCTGTTAGCCAGGGTGGGGTCACCAGCAAACCGGACATTGCCGGTCTTCTTGTCGATGACCATCCGGGATTTGATCGGAGCCACGACCCAGAAGTCAGGGTCAGGGAACTTCTCTGCAAGCTTTAAGAGGGACTGCCTTGCCTCGTTCTGATAAGCCTTGAGGATCACAGCCTCGGCATCCAGGATCGTGTTCTGGATGATGTTTGCTGCCTCTGTAGAACGACCCTTGGCGGTCTTCAATGCAGGACCAGGTTTCTTGGCAATGCCTACTGCTGCGTGAATTTCCTCAGGGTCTTCATCCAAGCCACGAAGGTTCACGTAGTTCTTGTACTTCTTCAATGAGGCTGCAGTCTTCGAGTCGATCAGCCCCTTGTCTTGCATGAGCTTGACCTTGAAGTCAGACATGTCCTCAAAGATCTTGCTGAGGGCATCGAGGTCAGCCGCATAGGACCGACCGGCAAAGCTTTGAAGAAGAGCTCGAGCGTCTGCCGTAGTCATCCCAGATCCACCATCAGGCATAGCAGGATTGCGCTGAGCGATTACGTCATTGCGCTCCTCAGCATGCTTGGCGGTTAGGTACTGGTTGATCTCCTTGGCAGTCACACCCTTCTTCATGAGTGCGGCATAGGTCTTCTCAAGGGGCTCAACAAACTGGCGGTTGAACTTATCCAGCGCTGCACCTGTAGCACCAGGTGTGCGTGTTAGAGCAGCATAGAAGTCAAGATCCGATCCAACTGCATGGCCTTCTTTACGGAGGTTGTCGATCACCGACCGAATGTCGATCTCGCTATCCGTGATCAGGCGACGGACATTGTCCGGACGGATACCCATCTTCCCAAGGGCTGCATCGATTGCAGCAGAGATCTTGTTCGACGGTACGACGTCAGTGGAGATCTCAACCATATCACCAGGTGATACAGATCCACGAGCTGGAGAGTCCTTGCGACGGACCAGACGGATGCCAGGACCACGCATAGCTTTGATCGCATCATCAGTCTTGTTGAAGAGCTGAGTTGTGTAGTTGGAGGTCTTCCGAATATCTCCACTTTGAGATAAGAACACCCGCCAATCGCCAGATGACGGATCCATTTGAGCAAGGCCCACCACGTCACCGTTCTTGTCGTAGGCATAGACCTCAACAGGACGGCTGTAGTGGGCAGCAACATCCTCACCCATCGCGATCGAACCCTTAGCGGTGAGCTCACGGTCTTCCTTGATGAGCTGGTCTGACAGCATCATTGCCCGTTTCAGAGCGCTGTTGTCACGAGGCTCAAGACCAATGACACGACGCACAGCGTTGACCACACGGTCAAACATGGTCCGGAAGAATCCGCCACCAGGCTGCTTGGCTAAGAACTCTTGGAAGTCAGGGTTGCTCTTGAGTTCAGCAACGAATTCCTTGACGTTCTTCAGTCCATAGGGTTTCGCATCAGCGTTCTTGTTGATCTGCTCATAGAGCTTCTCAAGGGCTCGAGCAGCAGGGGTACGCTGCAATAAGCCGTTCATCGTTGCAAGGTGGACAGCCTCGTGCATTATGTTGTGTTCGAGGTCCACATCTCCAAACAGACGAATGCGCTGCAAGAAGTGGTTCGAATCAGCGGCACGACCGTCAGGATTATCTTTCTGGTCCGCCATCCGAATATCACCCTGCACCCCAGCGTCCATCAACTGTTTCGCCAGGGAACGCATGTCTGCATTTGGAGAGGCGCGATAGATGAACTCGAGGACGTCACGGATATCGTTGGTGGTCTCAAGCCGACCGGAAAGATCAGCGTCAAAGAACTGGTTATCGATGTCCCCACCCCAGAACTCTTCACGAGTCCTCGGCATGGAGGGGATATCAGCAGCCTTGATGACCTTGTCAACCTTCTTGATGATCGCCTCAACCTTGGGATCAACCTTCTCGCCGTTGTAGAAGGCAAGCAGATCCTTAGCGAAGCCAGACCTCAGGGTGCTTTGCTTGGCATCCCCATAGACGTCATTGAGAACCTGGTTGTCAGCCTTAGACAGGGACTTCTTGACGATCGCAAGGTAACGGTCAGTGATGACGTCGTTCTTCGCGCCTTCGACTGCAGCAATCCTGTTCTCTGCCACCTTCTCATTGCTCTTGGTGGCACGTTGGTTTTTGCTGTAACGAGCCTGAAGTTCATCGAAGTAGGCAATCGATGCGTAGGAAGGGCTTGAGTTGACTGCGTCAATCCAAGCTGCAGCAAGCAGAGGCTCGTCCTTCACGAAGCGATCGAAGGTCGGCTGGTTCTCAGCACGGTTCTCGTCATAGAGCTCACGAGCTTCCGAGATCTCTTTGGTTGTGGGGACATCTTTGACCGGACCGTTCTTCATCGTGTCCCGAAGGTCACGAGGATCCATGGGCTTTTCAGATTCGCCGGTAAAAGCTCGCTGTAAAGCTAGGGCCATCTGATTGTTCTGGTCCTTGTCTTGCTCAACAGCTCTAGCTTTCTTGGACTCCGCAACTTCCGGTGTCTGATTTCGGATATTGCTTCTTGCTGTGGCTAACTGACGAAGATCATCAAAGGCCTGTTGACGCTGGTCTTCAGGGATTCCCTTGTACCGAGCGATCGATGCCTGGATGTCTTTGGTCTTGGAGCGGATGACTGCTTGCATCAGAGGCGTTGGGTTCGTACGTGAAGCCAGTTCAATCAGGCTTTGCATCCGTGCCTCGAGCTCAGTCCTTCCAGTGCCAAGCTTCTCGAGCAACTCGGTAGGCTCAAGCGCTTTCAAGACACCGCGGTCTACGTTGCCAGGAACAGCAAGCTTTCCGCTCTCGAGCTTCTCGCGCACAAGGTTCGCTGCATTCTCGTTCTGCTGTAGACGAAGGCGAGCAATCTCTGCGTCATTGCCAAAGACTTCACGCAACGCTGTATCAAGGCGCTGAGTAGAGCGAACAACCGTAGCTTCTTCGGTGTCACGACCAGTACGAGCACCGTCATCGCGTTGTTCTGCTGCACGAGCCATACCGTCAAGCGCACGAACGAATGCGTTCCAGGTGTCTTCAATACGGGCAGAGATACGCTTGAAGGCAGCAACCGTGACGTCACCAATCTTCTTGCCGTAGTCAGGGTTCTTTGCACGTTGAGCAGCGTTGATCCGCTCAAGGCGTTCCTTCTTTATTTCTTCCTTGCTTTTTGCAGGGCGATCGCTACCGCTTGTTGCACTGCTTTTGCCTTGTTCTTCGGTTTGCTGTTGCCGATCGTCCCGTCCTGTTTCCACTCGTCCACGATCTTCTTGACGTTGCTGCTGATTGTCTTGTTGCTGCTTCCCTTTTTGAGTGGCATTTCGCTTTCCTTTGGATATCTGCTTAGCTTTAGTCGCGGCTTCGGGTTCCGTCGGAGTACCGGCTTGTTGTTGGCTGACGGTCTCAAGGCGTTCGTTGGTTGTCTGAGCAACTTCACCTCCCTTGCGCTCACGAGTCTGGACAGCTTGGACTGCTTGCTCAAGATTGTTACCAAGCACCTGGCCAGTGGTGTCTACCCACTGCTTGCCCTGTTCCTGGATTTCAATCGCGCTGCCGTTGTCCATGCGGACCATGGCACCACGAGTCCCGTCTTGGTAGTTCAGTGGCTGAACCCCAGTGGCAATCGCCCTGGAAGGAGTCTTCTTGACGGTCTTAACGATCGGAGCTGGGGCTTGAGCCTCGGTGACCGGCTGAGTTTCTTGGGTTGCCGACGGAAGTGCAGGGGCTTGTTGAGAAGTACTGACGTTAGGAAGGGCCTGAGGCTTGCCAGAACGGGCTACAACGGGCTTTTGAAGCTGGGTTGACTCAATACCATACCGAACGCCATCGGAGCCCTTAGCGGTCGAAATACGCAGCTTCTGACCTACGGCTTCTTGGGACAGGGTTCCTGGTAGGCGAACCATCTTCCCGTTGATCAGTACGTCAGTGTGCCGTACAGGGCGCAGACGGCCAGGGATCTCTGGGTCAGCAACCAGCGAAAGACCGTAGCTAACCTGCTTGACCGTACCAGTGACCGAGCCATCAGCTTTCGGTGCGCCCTGGAATGCGAAGTCCATCGGGAGCTGCACGTCAAAAGCAGGGCTGTTCTCAGCACGGATCTCTTCCCGGGTACGGAGGATCTTCTCTTCCACCGGGATAAAGGTCATGGACTTGGTGATCGGGACACGAGTGCCATCGATCTCGACGGTCTTGGCACCAGGCTGAATGGTCCCTAGAACCCCATTACGACCTTTGTCGAATACAAGTACAGATGCATTGTCTGTGGTCTCTAGTTCATTCAGGCGAACACGAGGGGTCTTCTGGGCGGCAAGCGCTGCCATGCGCTGGTCTTCGGTGTTCTGTGCGAGCTCAGCAACATGAGAGCGATAGTCCACGTAGGAGCGGAAGGCACTTCCATCCGGTGCTACGAAGAATGGCCTGTCAGATTCTGGGCTGTAGGCAAGAAGAAGACCGCGTTGGATCCGGTCATCACGAGCAGAAACGAGCGAGTCGTACTCAGCCTGGTTGAACTCGGAACGTGGGATTGCTGTGCCATCAGGAAGAACAACGATCTGTTCGCCACTGCGCTGATCCGTGAGCAGGAAGCGACGGTTGCCTTCAGGCTGAGAGAACCCAAGCAGGGGGACTGGATCGCCTTGCTGAGACCGCTTGTAACGGTCATAGGCTTCCGCGGAAAAGTCCTGAGCAGGAATGGCTGTGCCATCAGGCGTGACCACAAAGACATCAGGCAAGGGCTTGCCAGGTTCCTGAGCTGCTCGAGCTTGAGAACCAGGAACAACTTGATCGATGTTCTGTTCAGGGAGATTGGCCAGGGGATCTTGTTGCTGCTGACCACCACGCATTCCGATCTCTTGGGCACCACGAACTGCAGCCCCGGAAAGACCACCGACCAAAGCGGATTCAGCAACACCCTCACCAGCAGGACGATATGAAGCGATGTTGATTGCAGGTTGCTCAACGAAACCTTCTTGCGCTCCTTCAAGGAGACCAGCTCCAGTGACGCGACCTGCTCTTGCGGTCATCGAGGTACCAGCAGCAGCACCAAGTCCAAGCTTCACACCGAACTTATCGAGGAAGAAGTTCGGGATCATGGTTGCAGCAGCAGCCGTATCTCCACGGACATCAGCAACCTTCTCGTTGCCGGTCGCCTCCATGGCACCGCGATAGGCTTCCTGAGCTACACCAGATTGGTTAACCGCGGTAGAAGCAAGGGCACCAATGGTGGTCGCTACGCCTAGCGGAGCACCTGCATACATGGCACCAATAGCGGCAGGAATTGCCGTAGCTACACCGGCACCAGCAGATCCAACACCCTGGAGAACCTTCTGTGCCAGGTTAGGGTCGTTTCCCATGAGGGCCTTGGCATCAGCCGCAGCCTTCATCTCGATATCTTGAAGAGACTGGATGCCGAACTTGCGCCCTGCGTACCCAGCAACGCCACCTACGGTGTTCGCGATACCGGCGGCAATCGGGTCAACGACTGCACCAATCGCTCTCTCGAGACCGTTCCTCTGCTCAATCTCCGCACGGTATGCGGCAGCACGTCGATCAATCTCCGCATTACGAGCAGCAACAGACTGAAGCCCAGCCTGGTTGACGTCAGCAGGGTTGACCTCTGGCTTTCCAAACATCCTCTCGCCAAGCGCAGAGACACCGGCATCGATGCGTTCACCGATCCCAAGACGGGACTTCTCTTGTTCGAGTGGATCCGCAAAAGGCGACCGGTACAAACCTGACCTGACTTCCGAACCAGCTTCTTCACTGGTCTTGAAGATCTTGACGTCATCGCCGTACAGATCGATCGGCTTACCCTTGCTTGGGGTGAGGGCGAACGGCATGGCTTACTTTCCTTTCATGAACTCTTGGGGCACGTACCGCTTGGGCACCATGATTCGTTGGCCATTGGTCTCAACGAAGTAGATCTCCTTGCCATCCGCATCCTTCGTGGTACCGAACTTAGTGCCCTTTGGATTGCGCAAGGCGTTCACTGCAAGAGCTGCTTCAGATGCGCTAATGCCCATGCCGCGATCGACATAACCATCCAGAATCCCGCGAGCAATGGTCTTGTTCTCGTTCAAGCGATTCAACTCCGCACCTTCAAGGGCAGAGGATGACTTGTCGTTGTAGCCAAAGGCAGAGTTCAACTCTTCGCCAAAGTCCTTACGAACCCTGTCGATACGAGTTTGCATGGCTTCGCTCTTTCTGGTCTCTGCGCTGATTCCTGCGACTTTCTCGTCACTGGCTGCGCGAATGTTTGCTGCCTGGATCGTTGCACCAGCAGAGATGCCAGTGCGCTTTTCTGCTGACTTGTTCTCTTCCGCAGAGATCTTTTCGCGAGAGGTGCGGTTTGCAGCGCCTTCCTTGCCTTCGAACTCCAGCTTGGTGCCAAGCATCTTGGATTCGTGGCCGCGTTGTTTCTCGTTTTCACGCGCTTGCATGTCGAGCTTTGCAGCATCGGCAACATTCATTGCGCCGCGGGAGAGCGTGTCGAGGATCTCGTCCCGGGAAAAAGACCTTGGCACCACGTTGCCGTCCTTGGTCTTGAACTCGAAGACAAACTTGCCAGAAGCCTCATCGAACGTGCCACCGGTCATCTGGTTGCCGTCTCTGAAAGACTTGTTGTAGACGCCCTTGATCGTATCGACAGCACTAGGATCACCAAGACGGAAGGCGGTCATTGCTCTGCCAAGGTCCTCCATGTAATTCTCTTTGCGAAGAGCGCGAACAGATCTCTCCACTTCGAACGGATCTTTCCCGGCGATCAGAGCCTGTTCTTGAAGCAGACCCTTCATGCGGTCATAGTGGAAGTCGATTGCCTTGAAGTTCTGGAAGGGATCTAGCGGAGCGTTTGCACCAACGCCTTCGGTCTGTGGCTTGAACTGCGCGTAATCACCGCCGTAGTTCTTGAAGTTCTGGAACTCCTCAGCAATCCGACGCTGGGTCTCCTGCATCCGAGCGCCCTTGTTGATCTCGAGCTGGTTCAACTCACGTTGCTGCTCCATGATTCCGGCTTGCTTCTGACGGAACTCACGGTTAGCTTGAGCGTCCTCAAGATCAGATCTCAGCTTCAGGCCCTGAGCAAAGCCTTGGGCAAGTCCGCCCAACCCAGCAGCTAGTGCCATATCAGTTTCCTTTCAAACCCATCTTGTTGATCTTGTCGAGGAAGTCGGTACCGACCTTCTTGACCGCGGCAGCGTTGATGACGTATTCGCCATCAGAGAGCATTGCCGGGATGCTGTCCGAGGTTGACGTACCTGGCCCTTCGACCTCACCACCCTTAGCCCGTTTGAGCGGGGGCATACCAAGGTAGGCACCACCCAACATCCCGAGACCCTGGAAGAGTCCAGACATCGCTTGCTGATCAGCCTGGTAGCCCTGCATCCGGCCTTGGAAGTCACCGAGCATGAGGTTCCCAGCGGACTGGTTGCCTGAGATCGCGGTGTTGAACCCTTGTCCAACCATCCCTGCATTGGCACGAGCTGCGTCCATCTGCTGAGCGGATATGTTGCTTGCCATGCCACCTGTCTGATTCGCCAGTCCAAAGTACTGAGCAGCGGTGTTGGGCATGTTCCGACCGAAGTTAGCGACACCAGCTCGAAGGGCGATCCCACGATCTACGGTGTCGAAGGCAGCACCGGTCTGGGCTCCCGCGGAAGCCAGAGCCTGAGCATTAGTCAGTCGGTCATTGGCTCGAGCAAAGGCTGAACTGTTGGGGTTCACGCCCATCCGGGTCAGGGCACGGATACCCTGGTCACGAGCGTTCGAGAACTGTTGGTTCACCCCGGCAGCAGCGATCCCCTGACGACGAGCGATGTTCCCAGCGCTGTCGTAGTCCATGGCCTCTTGAGCCATACGACGTTCGATCGGCTGATAAGTGTCCTCGTAGTAGGCGTTCTGTCTGGCAGCAAAGTCACGCTGCGTCTGACGGTCCGCGAGGTAGTCGGTGACCAAGCCCTTAGCAAGAGCCATCTGCTCTTTCTGCATGGGCTTAAGGTCTGTCTCATAGACCGTCTTGTAGAAATCGAGGGCTTCTTTGCCGAGTTCGGCGTTTTGCTTTGCAGCTTGACCGATGAGAGGATCCGGTTCCGGAGCATCCCCACCAAGGTCGATGCACATAACCAGACCAGTCTTGGTCAGGTACTTCCAGAACCAGCCGTAGATGATGTCTTTGAAACTACGCATGGCTGACTTCCTTTTTGAAATTCTCCAATGAATCCTTTTGAATGCGCATCCTTAGTTCAGGACAAACCTGCCTTGCCCAATCCATTCCACCAATTAACAACACGCACTGACAAATTACATCCCCGGCTGAGTATCTCAAGACGTGGGCTATCTCCAAAGCTCTTTCACCTTTGGTCACTAGTGTGTTAGAGATGTGCCAGTTCATGATCCCGTTGGCCATGATCGGGGTAAGAACCGAAATGAACCGTTGGAAGAACGGGTTGCATGGAATCTCAATGAGAGATGCGTAAAACGCCTTGTTGATCATCTCTGCTGGGATTGTCTTGTCCTGGTCAATCAGGTCATCCCAAACGTTGGAGATCATCACAATCTGTTTGCAAAAGTCGTAAGCGTCACGGTCTCCATGGAGGCAGTGCATCAAGTATTCGTCGTCGTTCATAGTCCTTACCAGGTCACCGCCTCGACTTCTGCGCGGGTGGTTGCGTTTTCAATCTGTGTCCTAAGCCCTCGAGCCTTGACGTGCTGGGCATTGACGTGAGCGCCAAGGGCGGTGCCCACTGACTTCATCTGGGCTGCATTCAGGGTCCTGACGGAGTTGTCTGCCAGGGTCCAGTCGATCTCGAAGGCTGGGTTGATCTCGGCAAGCTGAGCTGCCCCAATGATTCGCTGCTGACTCAAGGCGTCTGCGTCGAACTCCGACCCATCCCAGATAAACGAACTGAACTCAGCGGCATCTCGAGCCGCTTTGATGAGTTCCCACTGGGCTGCTTTGATCTGATCCAGGGTCCTTGGGTCAACCCACTGCTTAAGGGCGTAGTCAAAGACGTGATTTAGTGAGGGCTTGGCTGGGATATTGACCGGCCTGTTCGTGGCCACATCGTGGTACTGCCTGTAGATGTCAACTAGGCCAACGTAGACCCCAGGTTCGTTTAGCTCCGTATCAGAACCCGCGTTGCCGTACCAGGTGTACCGACCATTCGCGTCATACCGCGCAAACATAATCATCGCTTACCCCCAAATCCTGAAACCGCAACGCTTGTGACGGTTCCGCTTGATGCATCTGTTGTGTAAACATCAATGTGCAAGTAGTAGCTTCCGGTGGTTGGTATTAAAACACCGCCGCTCGTTACGATCACTCCATAGTTGTTGTAAGAAATCCCAGTCCTACAGACCAAGGCGTTGGATGGGCCATACATAATGATTTGCATGGCAGCGCCCTTGAACCCACCGCCAAATGCAACGTTGTTGATCTCGGCTACAGCCGTGACCATCAATAGGGTCCCGGATACCAGGTTCTGAGAGCTTGTATCGAACGAGAAGGCGGCTGATGAGGTGAACGTTCCGCCTGCGCTATTGGAGAAGAACGGCACCGTGACCGCATTGCCGTTGATGTTGAGCGTCTCGACCATGACCGTATTGGCTTTGAGGGTCGAAGCTTCAATGTCGCCACGAGCGATGATGTTCCTGAACTCAGCACTTCCGCTTGAGTTGATCCTCCAACCGGCAGAACCTGCAGCGTAGTTGGACGATCTAACGCCCGTTGAGTCAATGACGTTTCCGCCAATCGTCCCTGACGTTGCAACGACGTTTCCTCGAACAGAGACGTTATTGAACTGGGCATACCCCTCGAAGTTCATGGCAAACCCAGCGGAACCGTCGATATAGTTGGCGCTTGAGATCCCGCCACCGGCGATGTTGATCCCGCCGATCTGACCGCCACCTGCGTAGATCAGACCGGAGATCGTGGCCTGACTTCCATCCCACTTGATGTACCTGTCACTGCCGTTACCGACGTAGAACTTAGGTGTGCCTCCGTCATCACCAAGGAAGAATCCTGTGTTGCCAAAGGCATAGCTTGGACCGTACTTAAGGACCGGTGCCGTCATTGAAACGGCTGCTGAAATTTCCCCTGCGGTGATCTTGTTGGCAGTCAGGCTTTCAATGTGAGCCGAATCGATGGTGGCATTCGCAATGAATGCGGCGTTCATCCACACGCCTGCCGGATAAGTCTTGGTCTTGCCCCCGATCGTGATCGTTGTTGGGGTCGTGAAGACCATGAACGGCATGCTGGACTGCGTTGGGCTCAGCGTTCCTAGTGGGTTTGATGTGTCAGTCGGGGAAGCTAGTGCAAACCGGTCTGCCCTGACGATGAAGGACGAGGTCGGCGTTCCGTTAACCGCGCCACTTGCCAGACCAAAGCCAGACACATGGCCGTTAGCATCGATCTTGACGGTGTACTGACCGGTTAATGTGTCGTTGGTGTTCTTCTGGGCGGTGAACCTTTGCTCAAGCGTCAGGCTCTGTGAACCATCGGATACAGAGACCTGCTTGACGGCAGTGGACATCGGAAGCCCGATGCGCCATGTAACCTGGTCCGCTGGGAAAGAAGCGTTCCAACGGTCCACGCCAACCTTGTCAATGATCGTGGTGCGGTTTGCGGCGTATTCAGGGTAGTTTGCATCCGGGTATGTAGCTACCGGATACACAACAAAGGAGCCGTTGCCCTCAAAGGCCAGACCGGTGGAATTCCTGGTCACATAGCCGATCTTGGCTCGCTCTACATTGGTTACCCGAGCGTCAACCGCTGCAATGTTCCCGTCCCTGATGCTGACCCACGAAGACCCGTTCCAGCGATATGGCTGGTTGCTGTCATCGGTATCAATCCAGAGGTCTCCAACCGTTGTTGCGGTGGGCTGAGAGGTCTGGAAAAACGTGGTGATCTTGGTCTGAGAGGTGGACAGCGCATTGGACGCATCAGCAATTGCGGTTGCGATCCTGGTGTCCTGAGCTGCTGACCAGCTTGAACCGTTCCATCGGTAAATCTTGTTCGTATCGTCAGTGTCGAACCAGAGATCGCCAACATCTCCAGTCGTCAGTCCTGTTGGCGGGCTAGTCTGGAAGTAGGTCTTAATCGTCCCGTCAGCAGAAGCTTGGGCTGCAGCAGCGGCATTGAAAGCGTCTTGGATCCTTGTATCGGTGGACTCAACCCAGGACGTTCCATTCCAGCGGTACTGCTTATTGCCGTCGTCGGTGTCCACCCATACGTCATTGGTGATCAGAGGCAGGGAGACATTGTTTGAGTCGTAGCCACGACGAACAGGAGCGGCGGTCTGGTAGAAAACCTTGGACGAGGAGGTATCCATCCGCGCCACAAGGAACGAGGATGAATTGGAGATCGCTCCGTCAGTCTGGGTCTTCGTGTAGTAGTTGGTTGTAAGGGTCGCTGTCTGAACGTAATTGTTCAGGGTGGATGACGAGACAAGGTTCGCTGTTGCCGCGCTGATCGCTTGATCGGTCGCAGTCTTCGTGTAGTAGTTGGCCGTCAGCCCAGCGGTGGTCGTGTAGTTTGCAAGGGCATTGGACAGAGCTGTGCTGCTGACCAGGGTGGATGTGGCACTAGCAATCGCCTGGTCGGTTGACGTTTTGGTGTAGTAGTCATTAGTCAGGGACGCGAGCGTTGACCCGATCCTTGCGTCATCAGTCGCTTCCCATACGGTCCCATTGAACCGATAGGCTTTGTTGTTGTCGTCAGAGTCAAACCAAAGATCACCGGCAGTTGAGCTCCCAGGGTCAGGTTGGTTCGCTTGGCGGTAGGTGCGGTTCTTCTGGCCAAGAGCCTGGTTCAACGTATTCGATGAGACCAAACTCGAAGTGGCAGAGGAGATCGCAGAGTTAGTCTCCGCCTTTGTGTAGCGATCCGTCATCTGGACCGCTAGCCCAGCGACAGCTTCACCGATGGAGGAGTAGTCCCCGATCTTGTCCCAGTACGTGGTGTTGGTCGGAAGGTTCCCGGTCGTGGTTGACTTGGCGCGATACAGACCACCGTTGTATTTGACGATGGCGTTGGCTTGATAGGTGGTGCCGTTGTCGTACTCAGACGTCCCGGCCAGGTCATTCACCTGAGTCTGAACCGCACCGATCCTGGCGTTCACCGAGCCGACCAAACCAATAGGCCCGTCAATCAGGTCAATCCTGGCTCCAAGGTCCGTATAGAGCTGGGACTCAGTGATCTGTCCAGACAGGACGTTTAAGAGCTTGGCGACCTCATAGCGGGTCTCTGCGATGGTTCCTGAGGTGGCGTTGTATGGACCGATGACATTGGTCACCGAAACAAAGCGCACCCAGTAGTAGTAGGTCGTACCCTCTTGGACGGCATCAGAGTACGAGAAGGCAGCGGTTGTAGCGACACGGACCGCATCACCAAGGGTGTCGGTCTCAGAGCGCCAGATCTCCGTGTAGGCGTGGTTTCTGTAGGCGGCGTTGTCCCAGAACAGAAGGACCGTCGTGATCCCTGGACGGGCAATGAGGTTCGTTGGAGCAGGGGGTGCGGTCAGATCCGAGTTCGGGTCATAGCCATCACCGAACGAACCAGGCGGAAGAACGGGTACAGAACCATTGCCACCAACCGAAGCACGACTGATAGAACCACCAGACTCAACAAGGCGTAGAGCAAGAAGATCTCGAAAGGTGGCGTTTTCATCGAGAGCATCGCCACGAGCGCCTTCACGGACCTCGAGGATGTCTTTGATCGCCTGAAGAACCTCAGTGACATTGTCTTTGGTGATCGCAGGGATCTGGGGGACTTTTGTCTCGCGACTCATACGCCCCTCAATTCAGCAACAGAGTTGGCAATCGCGACCTCAGTCACGGTGGCAGAGCCTTCGATCTGGAACTCCCAGTCCCTGCACCGGAACCCTGAAGGCAAGCGGAATTCCTTACTGCTTGCGACGGTCTCTGTGTGGCGAAGGGTCCCATCCCCATAGACCTTGAAGGTCACCGGATAAGACTCAGCCTGGACTTGGGCAATAGCGAAGTTGTCCTCAAAGGGAAGCCGGAAAACCTTGCTCTTCCAAGTGGACGTGAGGTTCGAACCTCTATCAAAGCGGACGATATTCGCGCCTTGTGCGAAGTACAGCGTGTCGGTTGTAGCGTCGTAGAACGAAGCAGTGATCGCAGTGGATGAATTGATGTTCGATGTCGTGAGGATTGCGCCTTGTCCAGTGAAGTCAAGCATCACAATCCCGCGAGTACCGCTTGCGTCATAGCTCATGACATAGCGACCGTTGTAGACGGAGCCACGGATGCTCGATGGGTTAAAGGCTTGCCACTGTTCCCTGGAGTAGAGCTTCTCTGTGATCAGAGAAACGCCACCAGGATTGATCATCACAAGACCATCAGGTGAGGCGTACAGAACCCCGTCACCCATATCCACGATGGACTGCTTGGATGTGCAGGACTGCGGTGCAGCAAGCCTTGTCTCTGACATCGCGGCAGGATCGACGCCGTTGAAGACATAAGGGTTACCCTTTGTCAGCACAACAACACTCTGACCAAACACACCCAGGCCCACGATGTCGCTATCAACCGAGTACTGGTGAGGCCATGCGTGAAGCAGATAAGGCTCAGAGAGGTACAGGGTCCTTCCAACGAATCCAACTCCAACCCCATTGGCCATGAGCTTGAGGCCCTTAAGACCGGCAGGAGGGGCAACCCAGTCTTCTGAGGGAAGGATCTCACCAAGGTTTGCCTGGGCCACAGAATCCACGTAAGAGCCTGTAGCGAGGGGAATCTCAGCAACGAACTGGAATTGGGCTGCAGAACCTACTGTGGAGGATCTGTAGATCCGCTTGTTGGTGATGTTGTAGGAACCGTTTGGAGAACCTGAGGGGACGGTGACCGTGACGGACTGAGCTGGATCCAGATTCACCAATGCAGAGGCGGCAGAAGGAGGACCTTCTTCTCCGTAGGCGGTGACGTAGGTGTAGACGTAGGTTCTGGCTTCAGGAACCACTCGAGTAGGGATTTTGCCTTCGATCGTGAACGAAGTCGTGACGTTAGTGACTGTTGGCGCAGCAGTCGCACTCGCAAGGGAAGCATCGGTAGCTGCATCCGTGTAAGAGGTTTGGGTCTGGTCAATGGTCGCCACAAGGCGGAAGGTTCCTGAAACCTTGCGGTAGATCTTCAGTTGCGTGAAACCGGTCACCGTGGAAACAGGCATATCCTTCAGGATGACGTCTTCTCCATCCACCGCTTGGACCGGGACAACCCTGGTGGCTGTTGTTTGAGCACTGGTCGTTGGGTTGAAGAAGAAGATCACGTAGTCCCTGGAGACGATCGTGAAGGTGGCAGGAGCCGTGTAGTTTGAGATCGTGGGAGCTGTGCTGGGAGCCGGAATGCCAAGCTGATAGGAGGCCCCGGGATAAGAAGCGCCAGAGACGATTAGGCTATTCGGTGCGTAACGAGGAAGGACGCCATCAGTCCAATAGAGACGGTCGTACTGGTCACCAGCAATCGGAGACTTGACCACGTCCACATCTCCGGTGAACTCGAGCCAGTAGTTGGTTTCAGTCGCGGAAGTCCCATAGCGGAAGATGGTCTGCGGATTTGCACTGGTGGTCGCCTTAAGGACGTTCGTGCCTTTCATAGGAACAAGCGCACCAGAAACCAGCTTGACGTTCTGTGCAACCTGGGCCTCAGACGAATCCAAGAGACGTGGCTGAGAGATGGGTCTCAGTCCACCGAATGCTTTGACGCTAATGACTGTCATTTGTTGAATCGCTCACGGATGTCGTTGTAGGCAGAGATACAGGCGTTTAACTGCCTGATTGCGTCGTCTCCTTCTGCGGCGATGGAGACAAGAGTTGCAGCAGCCTCTGCTGCAAGTTCGGCTCTCGCTTCTGTCCGATCTCCGCGGGGAGTGGTGGGATAGAGGGCTTCGGCGTCTCGACAACGGAGGGCAGGGACTGACAGCCGGTAAGCACCAGCACGAACGTCAGAAAGAACACGATCCGACTTAGCCTTGGCATCCTTCGTCTCCTTGCTGTGTTTCGCTGACAGAGCGCTCAGACTCTCCTGAGCCTCGAACTCCACCTTCCTGACTTGAGAGGTGACCTCCGCTAACTTTCTCTGCGAAGCGGTTTCCATCTCCAGGGCTTTCTTCTCCCATCCACTGTTGGCGTCCGACCGGCCTTTCAAGTAACCGCCGCCAAGGGAAGCAAGCACCACAAGAACAAAGATGAGGATGCGAACTGCCAAAGCCTCCACGCGGATCTCCTTCAAACGGATCCACCGATGCACTTCTTGTATTCGGCTTCACGACGATTAACCAAGCCCTGTAGAGGCTTGCCCTGAAACATCACCCAGCGACGGATCTCTGCACACGCACCTTCGTAATCCCCTGCATTTAACTTCTTCACGAGGGTTGAATTACAGAAGGCGGAGGATCCAATGTTGTACGAGAAGCTGATGTAAGCGTCGTATTCGTGCTGGTAGAGCGGAACTTTGACGCAGTCCTTGATAGCCCCTTCAAACTTCTGAACGTCGCGTAGAGCGCGTTCTAGGGCCTTTGGCGGGGTGATCGTATCACCAGGCTTAACACCCTCCGTGGTTCCAAACCCGATCGTCTGCTTATCGCCTGGTACTGGTTGATAGGCTCTATCGGAATAGCCCTCATGAAGGGCGATAGAAACCAGGGCCGCTGCGCTCAGGGCCAGACCGGCTACTTTGGTTCTGGTCATCAGACATCCTTTTGTGCCACGAGGCGAGCAACGAAAGCTGCAGCCACACAACAACCAGATAGGGCCGCAAAGACGCCGTTAGGAAACTGGTGAGCAAAGAGGGGGAGAACAACTTCAACTCCTGAAAGAATCCCGGCAAGGATCATGAAGCGAATGGACCAAGCCTTCTTCACGATCTCTTTCCAGTTGTCGTAGAGCTGAATCACACTTTCTCTCCTCGGAAATATGCGGTGCCATTCATCACCTCACAGAGTTCAGGCGGCAGAAGTTCACCCTCTTCGTCATATTTCAGGACCGCAAAGCCCTGAGCCCAAGGACGTGGGTTGTCCTCCGCGTAACGGAACTGGGCGTCTTGAGGATCAGCCAACATGCCGGTTGAAACACCCCAACGCCTTCCCTTGTAGTCAGCCCAAGGAGACACAGACAGAAGGTGAGTGTGTCCCGTGACGACGTTGATCCCACCCTTGACCGTGTTGTTGTGCCCTGAGTGAATCCCACCGTGGATCCGGTGCTTGATCATCGTGTTGTCGTTGATCATCAAAGACCAGGAGACTCCCCACAAAGGAAGGTGGTCCTTTAAGGTCATGCCTTCGATACCCCGATATTCAGGAGCGCCAATCGCTAACCGACGCTCAAACCGAAGATCGTGGTTTCCAATAGTCCGGTGGAGCAGGGCACCTCGAGCTGCTTTCTCGATACCCTTCATGCTGTGTTGCACCGCCTCAAGCTCTTCTTTCAGAGTCGGAGGCCTCTCCCAACCCTGAGGCCCATGGCCATGAATGGTTGCCCCGTCCAGGATGTCGCCGTTTGCAACGATCAGCTTGGGCTTGAACTGCTTGATGAGCTGGATCAGTGCGCAGTACCCAACGCTCTTCTCACCAGGGAAGAAGTGAGCGTCGGAGAAGACAATCACGTAGCCCGAGATGTCAGCGATCGCTCGAACACCGTCGTAAGGATGAACAAGTCTTGTGCTGATCCCGCTACGAAGATCGACCGTGGTTTCTAGAGAAACCTTGTAGCGGTTCTGAATTCTGTTTCGTCTGTTGAATACGCTTCTAACGTGGATGCCAAGATGCTCAGCAACCTTTGTTGGACTGCCAAACTCTTTCCACAACGCGATAAAGACCTCATCGGAGACTGGATTCGCCATAGTCACCCCTTAAACGGACTGGGCAACTTGACGACCTTCTTGATCATCCTTGCCGGAACAACCAGGGCTTGAGCGATGTTGTCGTCGCACAAAGACTGGGCGATCTTGACGCCCTTCTTATCCCTGGCCATCAACCAACCGACTGATACGACGGTTGGAATGTCGAACTTCTTTGCTGCTTCTAATCCTTGACCCCACCCCAGCGTGTCGTGAGCGGCGTCTTCCCAGATCACCATCACGAGATCTGGCTTCTTAACCATAAGGATCACCAGGCTTGTAGAACCGTTTCATTTGGACGTCACCCAATGAAAGATCGTGTTGAAGAAAGCAACCAGACCAGAGATCGCCCCACCAATCAGTAACAAGGTCTTCCATCCACCTTTAGCAGAGGACAAAGTCAGGTTGATGTCATCGAGCTTCTCGAAGATCCTGGCCACGTCTTTGCGTAACAGGTGAACTTCTTTCTCGAGGTTCTCGATCTTGGCGTCATGTTCGCCTAGCTCACGATGCAGCTCGACACTCATTTCTTCCTCGCGGCATTCATGTTGTCCACTAGATTCGGATAGGGCCTACCTGCTGCCTTGGCCGACTTCTTCGCTGCAGACTTCTGAGCTGGTGTCAGAGGCTTGCTTTTGCCCTTAGGGTTGGGCTTTTCCCAGACTGGCTTTTTCATGGCGATAAAAAACCCGCCGAAGCGGGTTGCAGTTAGGTGAGCTGGGGTTAGACCGAATCGCCGTTGATGACTTCGATCTGGATATCGTCGGTTACAACCGTGTCGGCAAACATCACAACGCCCTCAGGATCCATCTTCGGATGAGTCTGGGTGAGCTCTTCCTCGGTCTTTGCGCGGACTATGTGAAGCTGCACAGTGCGCCCAACGATGATCGGATCGCAGGACTCCATGACCTGGGTGTCTGGGTCGTAAGGCGGTATCACGATCTCGTAGACGCCATGCTCTTCCAGCCACTGGGGTGTTGCCGAGTCAGGGAAGACGTTCGAGATGAACATTGCTTCGAGGGTGCCGGTGTTGACGATCCGGCCATCGCGGATGATTGCGTACATGGTTAGCCTATGGGGAAAGGTCCGGGGATGGTGTTGATGTTGAAGTTGCCGGTGTAACGGGCAATACGGCTTATTCTGAAGTCAGAAAAGTTTCCGTTAAACACCTGACTGCCGTCACTTACCGATCCAATTAAAGGTCTATTTGCTGGAGGGGCAACTGCATCAGAATTGTTATATGTACCTCCAGATGCAGAACCATTCACATAAATTGTGTAAACCCCGTTATACCTAACGACAGCGATATGAGTCCAAACGTTTGCAGAGATGGCAGAC